TCACATCACCGGACAGTCATCAAACTCTCCCGTTCTGGCATCGTTGATGATGTACGTAATTACTCCAAAAACAGGATGCGACCCTGTATACCCCCCTTCATCTTCAGGTAGCTCTTCTCTTCGCCCATTTTCCAGGTTGATCAGATGTGGGGTCGGGTGCAGGCGATAACGCTTTATCCTGAATTCCCCTTCGATAGCACACACAAGCAGTGAACCATCGAATGGAGAAAGCGAAGAGTCGACCACCAGCAATGCCCCTTGTAAAACTCCCTCCCGAAAATGCGAGCACGCAGCCCGCATAAAGTAAGTCGCCGCTGGCTTACTGATAAGCAGCCTATCAAGAGAAATGCTTGTTTCGGCGAAATCAGCCGCTGGTGATGGAAATCCCATAATTGCGCCCTCACTTGAACACTGGATAAAAACACAGTATAAATACTGTATACATAACCAGTAAAGAGGGAGTTAATCATGTTTGTGGAACTCGTTTATGACAAAAGGAATTTTGATGGTTTGCCTGGTGCGAAGGACATCATTCTGGGTGAATTGAGCAAGAGGGTGCACCGTATTTTCCCTGATGCTGATGTAAGAGTTAAGCCGATGATGACGCTACCGGCGATCAATACTGATGCCAGTAAGCATGAGAAGGAGCGGATCAGCGCCGCTGTGCAGGAAATGTTTGAAGAGGCTGAATTCTGGCTTGTGGATGAATGAGTGATTTCGCCTATACTTGCGCCAGCGCCATGGCATTAACACCTGGCCTACTGCTGCGGTCTGTGCTTGCATACCACGGACCGCAGCGAACTAACATCGAGCGCTTTTGCTGCTCACCGTCTTTTCCGTGACGCCTTTTGATGCGATCTTCAATGCGTGGTTGAATGCAACCACTGTTACAGGTTTATCCTGAAACTTGACCCTGTTAGAGTGGCTCTGAAAAATATAAATATCATCGGGATATTTTTCTCTGCGCCTCTGTATGAGTTCGCAGATCAGAGGGGGAGCCTCTACCTGAACACTCTTAAATCTCGCCCCCTTTTCGAGATTCAGATATTTTCCGTCAAAGTTTCTATGCTTGAGATTGATAACCTGGCCAACACTAAGTGGCACCAGGCAAAGAAAAACCCATAAATCTGACCATGTATCACTGATATCTTTTAGCTTATGGGATATTAGCGCGATTTCTTTGATGGTGAATTGGCTCATTTTCCAGACTGCTACTTTTTTGTTCTAAATCCGCAATGACTTATAACATATATTACATCGATTAGTTACATTTCACCCCTATGTCAAATGGCGGGTCGCTTTCAGATATACGTCCCACCATTGCCTCAAACATTACTTTTCGACTATGACCGATTTAGCGTATTGGCGTTTATCAACTCGAGGTGGATTTCACCTGGTTTCCCTCAGTGTGAAAGCATGGGTAAAGCCATTATGATGGCGGTTCGGCAGAGTAAAGCGCTGTGGCGTTAATTTTCCGGACGCGGCGGCCACTCAATTTCCGGTGCCGCGTCCAGTTCATCAACCAACACTTTCTCATGATGGATTGTTTGCCGGTATCCGTTCAGCCAGCGCTTCAAGTGCAGCTTTCGCCGATTCGTCCGATGTAACGCCAGCAATTGTTGTAATGGCTTCTTTCATAATCCCCATCAGTTGCAGAATGCTCTCGTGGTGAAGTGCTGCAGCTACGCCGCCAGTATCAACAGATAGAACCCCCTCAACAACTTTTCCATCATCAAGCGTGCGGTCCTGCCCGACAAATACTGAATTTGGGAAGCACTTCTGCACATCCTGCGCTATAAACCCTATTCCAGGCACCACTCCATCAAGACGCTCCCACGTTACTCCACGGATGGTTGTCATCTTAACCAGTGGGTCAGTTACCTCCGCAATATTTGTCTTGATTCTGCAATCTGAATTACTAACCCAATTCCCAGGGGCGGCGCCATTGCCATCGTCGGAAAAAGTCCAGGTTTTGTTTTTTCCCCATGCTGAGACAAGATTGAGGTTTGCACCAAGTGCACCACCAACAACGTTGTAAGCATTTAAGTAAACACCCGCGCCCGGTCGCCCAGCGGCGGCGCCCCACCCGTTAAAAAATGAACCCACCTCAGAACTCCATACGGTCGTACCTGCACTACTTGTGTCTCCGTATGTCACTGCCCCTGATATCTTCCCTGTTACGCTTGTATCTGTGGTTATAGTTCCACCAGTGAGTCCATTCACAGTGCCAAGGTTGATAACCTTCTGCGTAGAAGTTGAGCCCGTTGAATCCGTCACGACAACCTGAGCTCCGACAGTTTTCACGCCAGAAGCGCCACTGGTCACAACCGCACGCAACCCGGCTTTGCCGTAGTCAGCAGTGCCAACCTTTAGAGTCGAGTTAACTTCGCCGCCGTAAGTAGTCGTGGACACGCCAGGCGCTGCCGTCAGTGAATTGATAACGCTCCATGAAGACAAAACATTTCGCACTGAAGCTATAAAATCTTTCACTTGCTTCCAGCGCGGCGCGTCTTCATCACCAGCAGCATCAGCCGCCAATGGTGTAGCGCCAGTCGGGCGAACGTTAAGCCATGCAGCTGCACGATCGGCCAGGTCTTGCAGGTTGTTATCTTTAAGCAGGTAGTTAGCCGGGTTTGATTCCGCCGCCTGCCGTGCTGACTCTGCCGCTTCATCGGCTTTTGTGCTGGCGGTTGATGCTGATGATGCCGCGTTATCCTCTGACTTCGCGGCGTTCTCTTCTGACGCAGCTGCGGCGGTTGCGGCAGCCTCAGCATCCTCTTTAGCCTGAATGATAACGGGTTTATCCTCGGCCACTTGTTGGGCATCTGCGCGGATTTGTTCGGCTATGAAGATAATCTGGTCAATCTGCATCTCTTTCATGACATCAATCAGCTTGAGCCAGGATGGACCTGTGTAGCTCGAGCCGTCAGCCATTTTAATGGTTACATCGCCGTTGACTTCCAGCAGCTGGTACCAGTTATCGATTTCCAGAACACGCTGACGAATAGCATAGGCCGTATCTGCTGCAATCTGCGCGCTGATACGGTTCAGTGTGTCGCGTGGCATTGCCGTCCATGCGCCAGCGGTGACTGCCGGTCCGTTGTAGTTCCTGGCCAGAGTCAGCGCGGTGTCGCTCTCAATTGATTTCACCGGCAACGTATACGTCACCCCGCCGGTCGTGACAACGATGAAATCTCCGGCTGCGAGTTCTGTCGTAAAAGACGTATCAATCCCCGCCACCGCATTAGAATTATTCGTCAGTGTTAAAGTGCCTGCTGACATAGTGACTCCTGAATTTTTTACAATAAAAAACCCCGCCGAAGCGAGGTTTATAATTTGATAGGGAATAAACTTTATGGATAAAGCCGTGTGTCGATATAGATATAATTTGCCCTGAATCTTGGCGATGGCGGACGCGCATTTATCTGCTGACCTGACCAGGTGCTGGCGCCTACGGTTGTCCCATAAGCCCGCGCAATCATTGACCCATAAATATAAAGCGGCGTCTGAGGTTCAAGAATTATCAGGTAATTTGAGCAGATCCCAGGCATCACTGCGGCCGGGACTCCGACGTTGACATCATATACCACTGTAGACGAATTAATCGGTGTACCATCCCAGGGGTTTGGTACGCTCATGATGTCCAGCGGCAGGCAATCAGTATTCCAGGTCATTTTCCCGTCTGAATCATACACAGCCAGTCCAAAGCCATGCTCTACGGTAACAATAGTTGCGAAAACATAAATCCACCCAGCACCAACAGTGTTTACATTTATGTGCCACTTTCCACCAGATACTGCCCACGTTAAATGAGTAGCGCCATTCACATTGTCATTACGCAGGAATGGCATGATGCTTGCCGTGCCTGGAATATCCAACTGGATGGTGCCATTACCTGTATATCTATACTTTCCTACGTAATTCATCGGGGTCACATCTGGACTGATAAACAAACTCCCATCTTCACGATAGATCTTTAATCCGTATCCGCTCATTTTATTTATACAAGATGATTATAGGTTGATCGGCAGACGCTCCTGACCAGGTAACCATATTGCCGCTCACCGTTGCAGATGCGCCTGGTACGTTAGGATTTGATGGCGCGGTCAGTCGCTGCGCTTCCGCTATCAACGTCTTTCCTTCAATAGAAGGAAAAACCCGTGAGCCTGACGCTGGAGAGCTGATAAATGCTGCAACGAAAGTCGGAATAAATCGCCCAACCATTTCATTCCCGTTAGCGTCGAATAGCTGCACTCCGTAAGCCATAATCATCCCCTTTGCATTGGTAGTCCGTTAAATGTTCGGTTGATTTCCAGCCAGGAAAGAACCGCACATGCAGATTATTAACAGGCCGTACCCAGTACGTTCCATTTTTATCAATGCGGATCTGTTTGATAGCAACGGTTGCTGTACGCAATTCAGCACCTGCCCCCAAATGAGACGAATATGTAGCAGTACAGTCCACCGATTTAATGCCATCATTCAATGCGTCAGAGATAGATGAACAACCGCTAATACTTGCCAACAACAACCCGCAGAACATTATTTTCGTCATATACTTTCTGCCCCTCATTATCGATTACGTTATGTCCCTCACCTTCTGTGCCACCGTTTAATTCAAATGTCCCATCGGCTTTCATAATGGTGCCAGTTTTACCCTCAACATAGTTTGAAGATCGCAGCTCACCGATTTTTGCCAGCGTAATTTCGCCATACTGAATAAACCCTTCACTGACAAACATCTGCCCATTAATAACGGAAAATGGGGAATATTGAGCATCACCTTCACCGCTCAATAGAACGAGTTGGTTAGCGTTAAACGCAATTCGCGTCACCACTGGCTGCCCTGCTTCTGCAACAACGGCGACAGACATGCCAGCGCCGTAGTAAACATCGTCAATACGCACCCCAACTTTCAGGGTATGAATCGCCGAAGCACCATCAGCATCAACAACCGCCGTCAGCTTATCTTCCAGCGTTGCCGTTATATTGCCGAACTCAGCCTGCACTGTGGTCGACAACTCAGCCATTGCTTTATCAACGCTGGCAATCGTCGTTTTCACCACCAGAATTTCGGCGCGGACTTCACCGTACTGCGCCCATTGCCGTTCGACTGTCGCGTTATTCGCCAGGGCATTCTGCAACTGCCCTTCCAGATTCTGATCAATCTGGCTGGTCAGCGCATCACCGTCTTTTGAGGTCAGGAAATCCCCGGTAATATCGCCCAGGTAATCATCGGCGTTATTGTTAGCCATGCCCCGGATCCAGCCTGTCCACCCGGACTCATTCCCGCTTTTATCGACCAGCTGCGCGCGGAACCAGAACTCCTGGCCTGCTTTAAGCCCAAGCTGGATATATTCGGATGATGGGTACGGCACGTCACTCAACAGCAGCGGATCCGACTGATCCCCGTTCGGGGTGTACTGGATTTCCGTTTTCAGGGTGTCCGAGGTGTTTGCCGGGAATCCCCAGTTCAAACGGATCCCCCAGTTTATTGGCGTGGCCGCAAAACCTACCGGCTGCGGTGGATTGCCAACTTTCCCCGTTAGCGTGACCTCTTCCGAGTATCCCCACCCGGACGATATTTCCGCCGCATTGATTGCGCGAACGCGGACCAGGTATCGGCCGGCATAGATAGATTCAACCTCAAAGCTGGTTGTCGAACTGCGAGGCACATTAACCCAGTTGCCATCATCACGGCGCCACTGTGCTTCATAGGCGATAGCGTTATCCACAACCGACCAGGTCGCGCGCAACGTTTCAACACTGATACCCTGCTGTACTGTGGAATAACTCCCGATGGCAATATCATCCGGCGCGGACTGGTTGCCCGGAGGGATAACGCTGATCGGCCGCTGGTCAATGATGGCGCCAGTATCAATCCGGGCATACTTATCCGGGTCGTGAGCTGCGCCGGAGATCGTAAATGTGCCGTCGTTATTATCGGCGACACTGACAACCCGGTATTGCTGGGCATAGAGCTCATCCGATTCGACAACCCACACACATTCCGCCTCTGGCGTCTCGCTGAATGCCGTTGTGACGGTTACCGTGTTGTTGTTAATCGCCTGAATCGTCCGGCTCTGCGCCGCACCGGATGGCAGGTTGAGAATCAGACGGTCGCCAGCAACAGCATCAGCAACCCGGTCAAGCTCAATAACACGACCATTTACCGAGCGGACACGTCCACCGGTCACCTTTCCAGAAAGCAGCTCATCAGCGACCGCGATGATGTAGCCTGGCTGCGGAATATTACCGTCCAGGCCAACGGAGAACGTAACTACCCGGTCCTTATTGTTGGTGAGGATGCCCCAGCGCCCTTTGCGGTTCGCTTCTGATTGCCGGGTGCAGCCAATCGCGGTCATTTCCAGTTGATTAAAGCCGTAGCGCGCGACGAGCTTCTGTTCAAATACAGGCTCCATCGCATCGGCGTAGGCGTTGTCAGGATCTGACCAGGAGACCAGCGCGGTTGTATAACGGGTTTTGGTGGTGCTGCTGGCATAGGTAAACAGGCCGTCGACGACGTTTGCCCGCGTGTAGGAAAAATCAATATCCCGCGGCATATCGGCCAGCGCCACAATCTGATCGCCACCCCAGTAGGTCATCCCACGGAAGATAGCGGCAAAGTCGCGCAGCACGGTGTAAGCGTCGTTCCGGTCCTGCACATACACGTTGCAGGTATAGCGCGGTTCCGTCCCGTCACCGCCCTTTCCGTCTGGTACCATCTGGTCGCAATACTGCGCGACTTCGTAGAGGGACCATTTGTCTATATTGGCAGCCGTGAGGCGATTACCGAGCCCAAAGCGGTCGCTAAGAACCAGGTCGTAAAAAACCCACGCGGGGTTATCTGTCCATGCCCATTTAAACGCCCCGGTCCAGGTGCCAAGATAGCTTCTGGTTTCCGGGTCGTAATTATCCGGCACGCGGATCACCCGCATTTTCGGCTCGCAGGAAATCTGCGGAATGGAACCATTAAACTGGCTCGAATCAAATTCGATGTAGAGCAGCGCGGTATTCGGATAACGCAGTTTAGCGTCGATCACTTCCGTGTAGCTCTGCAGCGTCATTGTGTCGCCTATTTTGGCGCTGTTTGCATCGCCCGTTGTTTTACGCAGACGTAGCGTCCAGGTGCTGCCCGCCTGCGGTAAATCGATGCGGTGGCTACGCTCATAGCCCGTAGTGGTTTTACCCGATACGCGCGTGCTTAGAACCGTTTTCCACGTGCCGCCGTCAGTCTGCAGGTCAATAGCGTAATTGATGGTGTATCCCACCAGGTCGCCGTTGTCCTGCTGCTTGTAAATCGAGGGCCACTTAATGCGTAGGCGAACCGCGGAAATCAGCGTATTTGTGAAAGTGCGAGTCCATGGTGTCGCGCTGGGTATTTCGGTACCCAAGCTGACTTCATTTTCAGTTCCGGGAATACCCTGAATGTATTGTTGGGCCTGGGTGCCAGAACGGAATTCCCACGCTACCCCACTGAAATTGGATGAACCGTCCGCATTTTCCAGCGCGGTTCCATCCAGATAAATTTCTTTAGCTGTTAACCCACCAGCAAACTCCCCCTCGCCGAGGGCAATAAGGAGTTTCGCTTTTGCGACTGACTGGAGGTCATCTGGCTGTTCTGTCGGCGTGCGAGAACTTGAACTACCACCTTTACGGCCCTTAACGCTTTTCTTTTTGTCCATATTGCGCCCATAAAAAAACCACCGTTAGGTGGTCAAGGTAGAGGAAGAGAAAAGATACTTATTGCTGATCTTCGACGTAAATACCCGCAGATATAATTGCACCGCCGATCCGGCGCTTGCCGTAACCTAATGGCACGGGATATCCCTGAGCCGCGGTGTTAGTCACACCACCAAATGCATAAGAAGCCTGGTTATCTGCGCTTTGCTTACTGGCTAGACCAGATGCCTGGGGAGATAGCATCTGAACGATACCTCCCAGCGCCATTGACGCGCCAATACCAAACATAATATTACTTGCGGCAATGCCCAACCCAGGTGTCAGTACAGGGAATGCGGCCGCTGCAATTAACACCACGCCAAGAATAGTTTGCAGTAATCCTGATTTTTTACTGCCTATGACTACGGGTACAATTCGAATTACCTCACCTGTAACAGGAAAGCCAAGATCATCTACTCCTATATTCTTCTTACCTTTGAATATGGCGAATGTGAGACCTCGGCGTTTGCTACTAAGCATGTAGCTTTCAAAGCCTGGGATAGTTTTCGCAAGAGCCACGCCAACCTCAGATATTTTATGAATGAGTCTAACGTGCTTTCTCCCATAAATTTTACCAAGGGGTCCACTGAGTTCTATTTGTGTCATCACCTCTTGCATGCCGCCTCCAGAATGAAAAAAACCACCCGCAGGTGGTTATGGTTTTACATATAACAACCTAATTAGACGCCGTAATATACTTATCACCTTTAGAATTCCAAACATTCAAAGTAATACGTGATCCCCTATTAGAATCCACTATGCTGACTTGAGCCTTTGAATCATTTAGACCTTTAAAATAGAAAAAAGCATTTTTATTTCCATCAGAAAAAGTACTATTAGCCTTTGTTTGATAGTAACTCATATTATCGACGGTTACATCCACGTCTCCACTATTAGATATGAATACTATTCCATGGTGCCACTTCCCTGATTCAAGTAGGTCTTCTGAAAGAAATTCACATTTTAATGTGACACTTCCCTTTTCGCATTGTGTAGTTTTCTCTTCCCTGCCTGTTGCGATCATAGCTGCTATAGTTAACTTATTTTTTTTATTATTTTTATCATCGCATCCAAATAAAGAAATAATCACCAGAATTAAAATGTACTTTTTCATACCCACACCCTAACAATATAAATTAGAGGGATAGTATTATAAAGTCACTCAAATAAAAAGACGATTACACCATTTCTTTGTGCCTCAATATTTTCATGGTTCTATCTCGCCAGTAACCGCCATAAGGCACTCGCTGACTCAGATGCCCGTACAAATGGTGCAGCAGCATATTACCTTCCAGCAGGATCCCGGCATGATTCCACTTATTGGCCTGCACCTGCATGATTACCATGTCGCCAGCGCGCGGCGGCCCGGAAAATTCACGGAACCCGCATTCATACCAGCAATCACGGTAAAAGTTCTCCGGGTATTGGTCCTCCCACCAGGGATAATCCACACGGTAATCCGTCAGCTCAATACCATGCGTCTGCCGGAAATAGCTCATCACCAGCCCCCAGCAATCGAAATGCCCGAGCACAAACGGTCGTTCCAGCAGTGGCAACTCGCCGCGCGGCTGAATGGTACGGATATCCCCCTCCGGCCAGCTGGCAATATGCCAGGGCAGCAGGGTTGCGTCACACTGCGCCTTATCCAGTTCGCTCGGCTGCGTGGTGGCATCCGGGTGACTATGAACGATAGCGATCACCGTCCCCCAATCTTCGGCAGCGGCGTAATCCTCCGGAGACAGGTGAAAATGTTCGGTCGGGTCCGTTGCCAGATTACGGCAGGGAATGTAACGCTGTACCCGGCTTTTCTGTACCACCACACCACAGCATTCCCGCGGGTATTCTGCGGCGGCATGCGCCATGATGGCATTGATAATCTTCTGGCGCATATCAACTCCTGATTAAGGATGTTCCCGGGAAGCCACCGAATGAAAGCTCTTCGCTCTCGCCAAATCTGAGCTTACACGCCGTGATTGTTCCCGAGCATTCATCGAGAGACGGATCATCGACAGGGTTGTTGTGTTTATCGAAATAGCGGGTTCCGGCATAGTCGCAGCCATCCCCAGAGCGGTATTTATTACGGATGCACCAGGTACAAAGTGAATGTAACTGGCGCGTCGGAATCATCAACCCCTGCAGGTCCATCGGGCTGGAGAGCTTAAAGGCCACCGCTTCATGCGTTTCACTATCCTTTGCATCGATGTAAAAAACCTTTAGCTTTTCCTGCTGCGGATCCGCCGTCGGGTTTCCCTCCGGGAAGTTTGCCGCATCCAGATACTGCGCCAGCGTGTCATGGATAGTGACTTTCGCCTGTAGCAAGTCATCATAAGCAAGACACAGCGCGGTAATGGAGCTATCCAGGTTAGCGACCGACAGTGTTGGCTGCGCGCTGGTCCCATCCGTTGACGCTTCAATCCCATCTATCTGGCAGGGCCAGGCTTTATATTCCTGCCCCTGCCACCAGATAGACTTCGCTGGCAGTTTTTCCTCGTCCCCGCCGGCGGCCGTAATTTCCTCAGCGGTATGGGCGATATTATGGGCATGGAAGCGGAGCACATCATCGACACCAAATGCAGTGCCATCGACATCAAAAAGCCGGACAACATTGCCCGGCTCAAGTTTCTGATAATCACTGTTCAAGCTCATGGTGCAAACGCCTGTTCAAATGTTGCGGAAATAGTTGCCTGCGTCTTTCCATTAGGCTGGAGTTTTATGGAATCCGCTGCAACACGATAGAGCCCCTTTTCGCCATGCGGTGGGGTGAAGATAAAAGCGCGGGTGCAATGCTCGCGGCAGAAGTCCCTGATAGCGAGAGCCGTTTCCAGCGGGCCGCGGTATGAATAGGAGAACTTGATACTTTCCGAATTAATACCGTCTTCTGAAACCTGCTGATAGCCATCACCGAACTGGGCTTTTCTGACTGTCCGGGTGTATTCGACCGCAGGCTGTCCTGACACCTGAACGGGCCAGATAAAAGTGTTAATTGCCATGGTGTTCCTGAATGAGTGGATTAGCGTGTTTTCATCGCATTAAAAAGCTGCCCGCCTGGGCGAAGCGCTTTAGTGATATTGTCCTGACAGAACTGGTTGAGCATCTTCATCATCGCCCCGCTCATCGCATCATTGCCGCCTGACGATTGTGCCGAAGCCGTGCCATCACTCTGAATAACGATGGTATTCTGGAATACCGGGCTTCCGGCACCAGCATTCCCGGCCACCACACCCAGCTTGCCATTTGCGCCACGTCGAAGCGGTAAAATGGCCTCCGGTCCCGCTTCCCCCATCACGCCGCCGCCCTTCGCAAACGCAAAGAACGTTGGCCTGTCCACAACGCTGCCGCTGTATGCACTGAGTGATGCTGAGTTATAAACCCCACCATTCGCGTTAGCCGTAAAACTAAACGCACTGGCCGCGCTTTTGACACCATTAACGAGCGCCATCTTGATCAGGATTTCAGAGAGCATACTGAGAATGGATGTGGTGAAATCTTTGAAATTCCCTTTACCGGTTGTCAGGAAAGTATTCAGCTGTGAAGTAAGTCCATTCAACGCTGCGGTTCCGGCGCTCTTCATCTGCTCATAGGTGTTGGTAGAAGCATCAGCGTATTCAGCCCAGCTTTTCTGTGCACCAGCCGACCAGTCGCCCCGCAGCTTATCTTCCGCCGCATAATAGTCCTGGGCTGCTTTCAGTTGTTGCTGATACCCTGCATCCTGCAGGCTACCACCAGAATTTATCCACCCACTACGCAACTGGGCAAACGTCAATTCTCGCCCCGCCATGCGGTCGCTCAGCGTCGCGCTACCGGTCAGTGCGGATTGCTTCTCAGCCATCTGAGTTGCATATTTCGCCGCGGCGTCCATACGTTTATTAAGCTGATCCTGGGCAACGATCTGGTCGCCAAGCAACGCTTTCTGCTGCGCCAGTTCAAGTACCTGGCCTTTACTCGAGAGCAGGGATTTTTCCTGCAGCGATAGCTGGCGAGTCCTGGATGCGGCTTCCAGTACCGAGAACTGCGCCTCCGTGGACCAGAGTTCCTTCCGTTGCTGGCTAATCGTATCGGTAACGCTCTTATGCTGCTGGAGCACACTCAGTTGAGACTGGAGCGCCAGCAAATCACGCTGGCCGTTATCTTCAGCTTTGTCGCCTGCAGGAGTCGTATACGCTTTGGCTTTTGGCGCTTTGGGATCTTTGAATTGCTTCTCAATCCCGGCGCGCGCTTTTGCGATGTCCTCCGGACTCCAGAGCTTAACCCGTTCGCCATCAGGAAGGCTCTGCGTCGCTTTTGCCGCCTTCACATTATCAGCGATGGCTTTATTCAGATCCTTTTGTGCCAGCGCGCGTTTTTCCGCCTGAGTCGTACCCGCATCAAGATATTTATTGAACGCGACCTGCGCTTCAATGCCGTCTTTATTGATCTGGTTGAACTCGGCTCTTTTCTGGTTGTAGCCTTCCTGTGACGCGACCACAAACTCAAGGTTTTTAATGTTCGCCTCGAGCTGGGCTTTATCCACGCCCATCGCATTATTTTTGAAGCGCCCCCAGATCCCCTGCTTACTGTTCTCCTGAATTTCCGCCAGCGTGTCTTTCATCGTCTGGAGCTTCGTCGCGTCGCCGCCGCTACCCCGTCCGATGTTCAGCAGTTCATCCCACATCCCTTTAAAGGCATTGCGGGTGGCTAAAGCGGCCCTTTCGACCAGCCCAAGATTGTCGAGTAGCTGCTGGCTGCGCTGTTGCTCAGAACGGCTATACGCATCCGCTGCAACCTGCCCGGCGGTTTCCTTATCACCACGCCGCTCGAGTGACGAGATGTACTCAAACTGAGCCGCCGTCAGGTAGTTCAGTTGTGCATTAAGCTCGGCAGAGCCTTTGGTTGGAGAATCATAAAGTTTCTGGAAATTCTTGATCGTTTCATCAACGGATTTCCCGGTCGCTTCCTGCATCGCAACAGCGGCGCGCGTAATGCTCTCAATCTGGGAGCCTTTAAAGCTTCCGCTGCCGACAACCTGTGCCAGAGCAGCGGCGCTGGTTGCCTGTGAGCCATGATTTCCCGCAATGGATTTAGCCAGGTCAGCCAACTGGCCCGCCGTCTTACCCGCATAGTTACCTGTCAGGATCAGCTGCTTATTAAATTCGACTGATTCCTGACTTCCTTCATACCAGGCTTTACTCAGCCCGTAGATTGAAGCCGCAATGCCGCCCACAGCGCCAGCAATCCCCAGCCCGCGTAACGTCATCAGTTGCTCTATCCAGCCAGCCCGATTCGCAAGCGTGATCCCCGATCCCCGAAGTGATCCGAAATTGCCTCTCGCCAGTTCGCCGACCAGCACACCGAGCTCACGTCTCGCCGCGGCACTCTGGATGCCAAGCCCATGCGTGGCCGTTTTCGCGGTATCCAGTTTCCGGATATAGATATCCGCAGCATCACTGACGCCAAGCTGTGCCGCTTTAAAGCGCAACATTTCGGTATTAGAGAGATTCTGCGCTGCAACCTGAGATTTCAGGCTCTGGATGAAACGGGTACGCGCCGCGCTGGCCTTTTCTTCTTCCTGGCTAAGTTCCTTCTGGCGCTCTGCCGTGCGAGAAAGCAGGACAAGATAGTCCTGCTGAGAAATCATCCCCTGAGAACGCGCATTGCGGAATTGCGCCTGGGCGGTAGCCAGCGAGTTAGTTTCCCCGGTAAGGCGCTTCGCACCATCAATTTGCCGGAAAAAGACCTCGGTCAGTTCATCCTGCTGTTTCCCCGTTGCGGCAGCATTATTGCTGTTCTCCTGCAATTTCTGGTTAAAAGCAGCGACACGCTGGTGTGTCTCCTCCACTGCCGCGGCGGTCTTTTTCCAGTCATTTGCCATTGCATCAGCGGCGGCTGACTGTTTCTCCTGCATATCATTCGCCGCGCGGGTTCCAGCATCCCCCATCTGCTTAAATGCCGCCGCCTGCCGCTCGGTAGCCTGAGCAATCCGTGACTGTGATTTCTCCGACTCGTCGGCCATGCCGGTGAGCTGTCCTTTAATCCGGGCAACCTGTTCAGCAAACGTGGCGCTATCCACGTCGAGGTTAATAACTAAATCGCTAATCTGCTGGGCCATACCTTACCCCCCCAAATATCCCCTCTCCCGCCAGCATCAGATCATCATCCGTTATTTCTGGCTCATCATCCGGCTTAGAAAGGAGGCTGAAATCAGCATCATTTATGTCACTGTTGCCCGTGAGCATCGCTACAATCAGCCCTTTGGTCGTCGCAAACTCGGCATCCAGCAGTTCTTCACTGAATGGCGTCGCGGCAAAATGATTGACCCAGCCAGAATATTCCGTCGCACTCATTTCGCTTAACATGCGCCGCCAGTCCGGACGCCGGAACTCGCGCGCCAGCCGATGCGCAAAGCTGCGCTCACGGGCGGCTATTTTGCCAGGGGTGCCTGCTCGCCCTTGATGCTGAGTTCATCCTCTGCCCCGGCATTATCGTTACCTTCCGTTCCGGTTTTTGGGGCCATCCCGCTGAGATCCAGAACCTTTTCAACCGCAATATTCAGGGCTTCCGAAGGCCAGGTGCGCATCACTTCCAGATGCAATTCATCCTCGTCACGCTCCGGCGAGCCCTGCCACAGTGAACGGGAAACAACCCAGGCATTTACCTGAACGTTTCGCTTCACCATCAGCGCCATGCGCTTCATCTCGGAAATATCTTCGGGCGAGTCGGCTTCAAGGCTCGCCAGATATTCAAAATAATCAGCGCGCTGCAGTGCTGACAGCTCATAGAGCACGACGCTACCGCCTTCCAGGGGAAGGGATTCCTTTTTCAGAAATGACATGTTTTTTTACCTGTTAAAAAGGCTCCAGAAAGGAGCCGTATCAGAGGGAATTAATCAGGGAGCAGTGACGGTGACCGTTGCAATAGCAACATGCTCACCATCAGGGGTCATACCGATAATCTCTGCCTCACCGGCCGCTACGCCCGTAACCGTGACAACGTTGTCCGCAATAGTGATAGAGGCAATCGACTTATCAGCCGACACAACCCGGAGAGATTGATCCGTTGCCCCGGCAGGCAGAATGCTGAAGGTAAGCGTATTCGTTGCACCAACAGCCAGTGCCAGGGTTTTCGGCGCCACGCTGAGGCCCGTAACAGGAACATCCGCCGAGCGGTCCTCTTCTGCCAGAGACGGCTTGCCGGAGTTAGTGACCTTGACGGTACGCGTAATGACCTCTTTCGCTGGCACCGCTTTACCCAGGCTACTCAGCCAGCCGCGGAATACATCGACAGCACCATTTGGATACTTGATTTTGTAACCGCGGACATCGCCCTGGGTGAACCATTCAACCAGCCCCTGCTGCCCGCTTTCACCAGGCTTCCACGCGAGGGTAAAACTGGTATCACCCGCAGATTTCTCCCCCTGAGCGGTAGAGCTCCAGTCCGCATCTTCATCGTCCAGGTAGGTGTCATCGTAGGATTCGGCTGTCATTTCCCCCGGTGTCAAATCCTTGATTTTTGCAAGCCGGGTCCAGTCTGCATCGCTCAGCGGGTTGCCATACGGATCGCCGGTGCCGGTATAAAGCCATAATGTCGTACCCGCACCTTTTACCGGTGCGAGAGGATTTGGTGTTGGCATTGTGATTTCCTTACATTGAATAAGTAATGGAGTAAGTCAAATCAACCGAACCCCACGTGGCCATCTCATCATCACGCTGATAGTCATAGCCCTGCGGGGTGATTGTTTCGATTAACTGATCGAGCTGGGGAACCACTGCCATGGCAGGATAAACTTTTTCCTCCATCCAGTTATCCAGCACAGTGTCAGGGTTAGACGCTTTCAGGAATACTTCAACGTGCAGCACTGCCTGCCAGTCATCCTCATCCAGCGTCTGACCAGCGTATTCAGCGTCCGACAAATAAACGGCGACCGCAGGGAGGTCCTGCTCTTCAAGAAATGCCGGGCGACCGTCGAACCAGCTCACCGCGCCGGTAATGTCGTTCTGGAGTTTTGCCAGGATAGCGGCGCGAATGGCGCTATGTTTGCTCATCGTTTCAGGTGGATCCTCAGTTGGTTTTTAAGCGCAGAGGACAGTTCTTTGGGCATATCGCTCTGAATAAGATTTTTTGAGATGGTGGTGAACGCCTCAGTTAACTGGGCATCCAGCGGAACCTTCACCACATCAATCGGATAGCGCGCCTTTCCGACACGCCGCATCACCTGCCATCGCCCGTTGCTGAGCTGCTGGAGAAAGGCATTACGGAAGGTATACGGCCCGACTTTCAGCACACTGCCCTGACCATGTTTTGCGCCTTTACGCCGGGCAAGCCGTACATGAGCTGTACCCAGTTTGATAGCGGGTAAATTGCCCCGGTTGATTTTGATAGAGGCCACAAGCCTGTTATGGCTGGCCTTACGCAGGCGTGAGCGCTGCCTGACCAGCCTGACCGGGAGCCCCTTTTTCCGGTTATCGTCAACCGTGGCCTCTTTGGCGACTTTCTTGCTGCCCTGACTGATAGTTCTACCCGCGACGCGGTTAAGCGCTTTGGCTGTGGCATCAGGGACTATCAATCGACTCAGGCTATTCAGGTTCTGGATAGCCCTTTCAAGCCCTTTAACCGACATGCCACCTCCTATTCGATAAAAATTCGCGGCTTACCGTTAAAACGCTCGTGGCGGGTAAGACGAAACTCCTCCCCCTCGAAAATAACCACATCACCACGCTGCGGCCGATATCCGGCAGTAAAAACCACCAGCGCGCGCCCCGTTCCAGCGAGTGGCCCCATTTCCTCCAGCGATTCCGCCGGGACAACAATCATGGGCTCACCGTTAATAGCCGCCGGCTTCCCCATTTTGTTGACTGTGGCCGCATCCATGCGGCTGGCAAGCTTATCAAAAGGATTAGGCATTGATTTTTACGGCTACAGTAGTGGAACCCGCGGCAGCATCTTCCCACGCTACCCCAGCCAGGTCGGCATCAGTCGCGTCGAGCTGCACTTCGCCATCTTTGATATGAACCTGCTCACCAGTGGTAATAGCGTCGGCTGACAGCTTAGGCAGAAGGAAAACCCCTTCGGCGAAACCGTCGCCCACCTGTCCAGCCTCAATATCAGTAATGGCCACCGCCACCACTTTCCCCACCAGCACCGGCGAGCCACTCAGGATCGCAGCACTCCCCGCATTGGCAATCACGATAGTGCTGCCAGGTTGTACAAAATTCTTCGCCATAAATTCAGTCTCCATCCAGCCCCTTACGGGGCCGAATTCAGATATAAAAAAAGCCCTGATGGGCTGTAGAGGTGATGCTTAGTTGAAGGGAATTATTTCCCGGTTGATTTCGCCAGGCCGCGATAATCCAGAGGGGAAACACCAGCATCAATGCGCACTTTGGTCGCAATGCCGTCGGTCGAGAAACCTTCCTGCTGATCGATGTACGGAGTATCAACGCCGTTCAGGTAAGCCACTTCGATGGTGTCGGAGCCTTTGGCTGCAGCCAGATACCAGGCATTGCTGTCTTTAGCATCCAGACGCGGCTCTGCGATAACCTCAGCAAAGTTCTGAATCGGGTTATTAATGCCGGAGTTGATATCGGCCCCTTTCACACTGGCGGACTTAATCGTCTGGTTCGCCAGGGTTTCGAGTGCCACCGGCACCAGCATATAAGCCGGACGAATATTCAGGAAACGCTCACCCTCTTTCTGCAGGCGCATCATTTTGCGCGCGTCATCAAGACTGCCAACAGAAATGGCACCAGCAGACAGGTTGGCGTGATCCGCATGGAACAGCGCCTTACCATCGGACAATTTGACGTTATCGGTCAGGACGGCATAGACCAGATCGCCGATAGTCCCTTTTGCAGCACGACCCATTTTCATCGGTACATCCGTCAACTGGTTCAGATCGTCGTTGATAATCGCCTGGCGGGTAATGGAGAAGATTTCCCCGTAGGTGGCCAGCGCGATGCTTTCACCTTTATCACCAGTAGTCACATGCTTGTACTCAGCACCTTCGCGCACCTTACGCAGGGATGGGAAGCCTCCCAGGCCGACACGATGCGCCGTTTTAAAGTCGGACAACTGGCCTTTTTTGGTCCACTGCTCAAAGGTTTCTGCCGCCTCTTCCCAGCCCTGCAGCAACGCTTTATTGGCAACGTCCAGCAGGATATTACCGAAGTCCGACGTACTGTGTGTCAGCGCCATGCCAACCATCTGCATCGGGTTATAGCTGGAGACGCCAATACCGCGCTCGGTCAGCGCCATACGGGCATACTCACGCAGTGTCATGCCGTTGTAGACGTTGTCACGCTCCATGCTTTCGAAGCCTGCACGTGCCATCAGTGCCTGGCGAACGCCATCGCCCACAAAGTTACCGTTACCGGCGTAGATATGCGCGTCGTTGGTTTTATTAGACGGGGTGGCATTTTTACCCAGCGCCGCCAGCAAATCATCTTTTGCCTGTGCAACTGTGCATTCCGGATCCGCAATGCATTTGTTCTGCAGCTCATGATGCTTGCCGCCGAACATCGCAAAGAGATCGTTAATCGCGTTAACACGATTTTTTTGCTCAGCGAGCACCTGGGCGCGGATAGCCGCTTCATCTGCACCAGCAGCAGGTAATGGAGCCGGTGTCTGTGGTTGTTGTGGGTCACGCTGGGCAGTGTTGCGCGGTGGGGTGACCATATTACGAATGCTTTTTGGCATCTTTTCAAAATCCTCAATACGTTTTGATTGAATACAGGCCATCGCCTGCAGAGACGTGGTGACCTGGTCAGCAAAGCCCAGCTCGAGACACTCTTTACCATCCATCCAGGTTTCATCTTCCAGCATGGCGGCGATCTCTTCGGTAGTTTTCCCGGTTTTCTCCGCATACGCAGGGATAAGGACGGATTCGACTTTATCCAGCAGGTCGGCGTAGTCGCGCATATCGTTCGCATCGCCGCCAGAGAAGCCCCATGGCTTGTGGATCATCATCATGGTGTTTTCCGGCATAATCACCGGATTACCCACCATCGCAATCACTGAAGCCATTGATGCCGCCAGCCCGTCGATATGAACGGTAATAGCGGCACCATGGAATTTCAGGGCATTAAAAATGGCGATGCCATCAAAGACATCGCCACCGGGCGAATTGATATGAAGGTTGATATGGGTTACATCGCCCAGCGCCTTCAGGTCATTCACAAACTGGCGCGCCGTCACCCCCCAGTAGCCGATCTCGTCGTAGATATAGATATCCGCTTCGTTATCGGCGCTGGCCTGCATGCGGAACCACGAATTACTTTTTGCGCTGGCTTTCGGACGGCGGTGCGCCCGGTTCTTTGGCTTCGGCACTGGTGCCTCCTTTGTCGTTAGCAGGGTCGGTGTCAAACACCAGGCCCATCTCTTTGTTTTCGTCAATCTCGGCCTTACGGCGCGCTTTCACATCGTTCGGATTGCGCCCGCTGGCACGTACCCAGTCAGATTCGGTCGCGGCACCGCCCCGGATTTGTGCTTTCCAGGCATTAGCCTCTTTAACTGGATCAATCCACGGCATGACAGGGCCGGAATACACCGCTGAATACAACGAATCCATATCAACGCCGCGGGGTAATTGGATCTCGCCAGCGGCTACCGCCATTTTCAGCCAGGCGCGGTACATTGGCCGGGTCACAGCACCAATAAACCAGTCCTGCAAAATGAGATAGCCGTCTGTTGATTCCACCAGTTCCTGCCGCTGGGCGCTGTAGGTACCGTTGTAGTTTCTGGCTGTGCTTGAAAAGCTGAGTCGGCTGCCTGCGGCGACGGCGCGCAGTTGCCCATTACGGAAGGTTTCAAGGTTCGGATTTGGCCGGTCAGACTTCACCATGCCGATATCTTCCCCAGGTTTAAGGTCATCGTAGATAATGCCAGGCTGAATCATCAGCTCGCGGTCTTCATCAGATGAACTGTTGCTGTCCTCCAGGCTTTGGCCGTCGCCTTTTTTGATGTACATCCCAAGTGCAGCCGCAATGCGCGCGGCGGTGAGCTCCGCATCTTCGTACTCTTTCAGCGCACTGAGGCGCATCAGAACACCGGAAAGCATCGACACACCACGGGTCTGGTGCAGGCGCCGGACAAATTTAAGATGCAGCATGTTTTCCGCATCAACGTCTTTCGTATCAAACTGACGACCAGAAACAGGCAGGCTTTTATAAACCTGAAATTTCTTCGGCTTGCCCCAGCTATCGACATAAACACCCTGATTAAGCTGGAGTGCCGCATCACTGGTCATAGGGACAAAGTCAGGCTCAAGCGCTTCAAGCCAGAACGGAACACCAGCTGACGGTGTAAGCCCATTCGCGGTACCGCTGACTATCTGCGCGAATACTTCCCCATCACGCAGCCAGGTACGCAGCATCAGTCGTTCAAGCATTGGCCGGGTAAACTGGTTGGTGACCTCCGGTCGGACAGACCATTCAGACCATTTGCTGCGGATCTGGTCAGCCAGCTTTTTGGCGATCTTCCCGTTTGTCATTTTTGGGTGAGGCTCGACGATAATTCCGGCCTTACCCACTACCCGTTCTTCCAGCTTATCGAACACACCAATCACCAGATCGTGATTGTTATCGAGCCACCGGGCCTGCTCCCGCAACGAAACAGCACCCATATTGCTGAGCTGGTCGGCAGAACGATTTTCACGGCGCCCTTTGTGGGTTCGGGTCGGGGTAATGGCTTCATACGCCCTGATTTTCGCGCGCGCCTGCAAACGGGCAGCTTTCCAGCCAGGAGAAAGGACACCAATCGCATCATCTAACAGGCTCATTGAAACCTCGCCAGTTTATAGCCGGGTCGCCCCCGGCGCTGCGCAATAAGAGAAGAAAGACGCCGCTCCCATTCCTGGCGACCTTTGCGGATCTCGGAAAGGTTCTCCATCGTCATTTCCTGCCCATTGAAACGGATGGTTTTGCCGTCCAGCACCGCCATCTCGGCTTCGGTATATCGCTGGATCATGGCTTCAATATCGACACGGTTCACAACCATCCTCCTGAAGTGGTCCAAGGGTTAGCATCATCGGTTACGGTTTTCTTCCGCTTCCGGGTTTTTGTGGGGACTGGTTCTGGTACCGGGGATGGCGTTTCGCCAGCTTCCGTCGGCGCGTTCTCCAGCCACGTTTCCCGCCGCGCCCACTCAGGAGCATCGGGCCATTTGATTTTCTCGTAGCCGTGGAGGATGGCGAGCGCATCTGCATAGACCAGAAGGTCAAACGCTTCGTTTGCACCACGTCCAGGCTTACTCCATTTGCCATCGGTTGTACGCTCCTCATAGGTCAATTCATCGTAAAACCAGCTACCTAGCCATTCCGGGAAATGCACATAACCAGGGCCGGGTGATTCACGCCATAGCGCGTTGTTCACCCGGTCTTTCAGAGCATCGGTCTGGAGCAGGAAAAGCGGTACATCACCGGATGCCTGAGCCCGCCGGCTTGAACGGCCGGTATTATCGGGAAAGGTTCTGGTGATCAGTTTTGAGCGGCGAACACTGTCGCCTTTGAAGAGATAGACCCGTTTCCCGAGCCCATCGCGACGACACTGGCGCCAGAATTTATAGGCATTATCGGTGACACCATCTTCCCCGCCGGAGTCCACTGCCATCGCCATCAGGCGCATGCATCGGGTCGGGTCGGAGGAGAGCGGCCAGGCTTTGTTGAACACATCGCTCAGCAGTAAATCCCAGTCCTCCGGGTAACTCGCCGGGTCAATCTGCTGGCTCTCGCCATTAGCGTCATAGCGCATCGACTGCCGGATGTTGTAGCGGTCCACCAGCCATCGTTCGCCCATGCTCCCGTACCCGGTGACCTGTACGACGAATCGTCGGTTTCGCCCCGCCTGAACGTCGACTGTCGCCATAAGGAAACTGACACCATCCGGCACTGACCGTTTCGGCACATCCTCGGCACGCTGTTCGAGCAACTCGCTTTTACGTTGCTCCATACTGGAACGAGGAAGATACGGACGACCGAAGTCGGTATTAACGACGGTTTTAAGTGCTTCCTCACTGCCGGTGGCCTGATAGTCCTGCTCGGCGGTAAGGAATTTGTAGATGAGCTGCGACCAGGTCTGGTATGCAGCTGCCGGGCCTTCCATCCAGAATGAGGCAATACGCGAACGCCGCCCCTCGCCTGTAACGATCCCCATGGCATCGATAGATTGCCCATCGCGTAACCACACCCCCTTCATATTCAGCTCGCGCTTCATATCAGGAGTGATTTGCCCCTTACACGCAGGACACTGCAAGTACGCGCTTTCACCAGCTTGCACCGGATCAGGAATATCCCGGTAGCCTGCCATGTTGTCTATTTCAGGCTGGAAGTGTTCACCGCAATATGGACACGGCCAGTAAAGTCGGCGACGGTCACCGCGGTTATACAGCGCCAGGATCCCCGTTGATGGTGGCGCTTCATGCGGAGAGCTGCGGCGCCATTTCGTATCGCGGACATCGCGACCTGGTGAGCTCTCGACCAGCGTCATACCCGACGACATGAACGTTGTCGTTCGCTTTGATGCCAGTGAAAACGCATCACCTTCCCCGTCGATATCTTCCGGGAAGCGGTCATAATCGGTCAGTGCCACGCATTTATAGTCCGATGAGGACATGATGTTGACCGATGGCCAGCCGATTTTCAGATAGTTACCGGCGCGAAACGTGCGGTCGTAGACGTTGTTATCATTGCGCCGCGGGCTCAGCCGGGTTTTCACTTCCGGACTGCATCGGAATGTACGATCAAGACGCTTTTTCGAGTGCTCGCGCGCCTTCTCCTCCGTCATCTGGATCAGCAGCATATCTGCCGGGTCGCAAACAACGTTATAAACAATCCAGCCATCAATCAGGCCGATGGTTTTACCGGTTCGGGCCGGACCAACAAACACCACCGCATCATATTCACGCGATGCCAGGCAGTTCATTGGCTCAATAACATAAGGAGCCAGATCCGGATCCCATGGAACCGAGTTTCCCGCCCCCATTGGCACACGCATATAAGTACTGACCGCATCGGCCACCTGCATACGACGCGGGGCACGTAAAATACCGGAAACATCGCGGCGGATGCCCCTGGCGGATGCCCGCTTTGCCATCAGTCCTCCTCTGGCTCATCCTCCTCTGCTTCAGCGTCCTGTACCCTCTCCGCCATCTGGTCACGTAGATCATCGATAACGCTTTGCACACGAGCAACCGCAGACGGCGTTAACGCGCAGTCACGCTCGAGTACATCAGGGAGGGTTTCAAGTACCATGACGACGGCTTTCGCCATCAATGAGAATTCTCGCGCCACCTCATCGGCGGGTATTAACTGCCCGGTATCCTGTTCGAACTTCAGCCGCTCATTCTCCGCTTTCCAGTGAGAGAGCCTGTCCGAAGGCGGCATGTCGTCAATGTTGGCTGATACGGTGGGGATCATCAGTTCGGCCAGAATATCAGTGACCAGGTAGAGCTTTAATTTGCTGTTGCTGCCCGGTGCCGGTTCGATGTTTTTCAGCCTGGTGGCAACCGTCTGACGATGAACACCCGTAATCCCCGCCAGCTGGTTGATATTCAGTTTTAAAGCGGCAATTTCCTGGTCCATGATGGTGAACACTTTTTAAACGATTCGACATCTGCACGAAATCGCCTCTAATGAGATCAATAACCTGCGCGAATGATGATGATGACCCTGGATCCGAAAAACTAGCCGTTTCCCGCGAGCCAGCCGCCCCGTGGCAGGCCACCCCGCCGGGAGGACCCACGAAATAAGAACGATTATCAGCCGCGTCTGATGGCTTGCCAGATTGCTCCACCGGGCCTGCAGTTGAGCCTGATACTCTCTTCAATGCTTTTATCTATAAGCTTTCGTAGGTCTGACATTGCTTCTGCCTGCTTCGCCGCTGCACTCGCTGCGTTTTCCAGCGCGTTCTTCAGAATGCCTTCAATATTGATTGAAAGGGTATGCGAGGAATCAGCAGCAGGCTGCTGGGGCGTAGGGGCTGAGATGAATGCGTTGTTGATAAAAACTTCACCACTTGTGATACAGCATGGGCCCGACTTGTTCAGGGCCCAATCATTGTTCGGTAGCTCTTCGAGCTCAACCGGCAAAAGCTCGTCGTTAAGTGGTTTTCCTTTCTCATCAACCAGCATGGCAATAATCAGATAACCATCAGGAACCATAATTTGCTCGCCGGCTACCCATGGTTTTTCCGAGTATCCGCCACGCGAGAACTCGCTAAGCACAATTGGTTCGGGAAGAAGGTCACGGAAAGCTAATAGTGGCCAGTCAGGAACAACCGCACAAATCCGCGCCCTCAGTTCACTGGCACTTTTACGCGTATTGCCCTCACCATCTTTTACTGACACACCAACAGGCGGTAGCGTGACAAGGGCATTCATCATCTGATAGGTACTTTTCATGATATTTCCTTTTAGGTGTGAGCCTGTCGCACGGGAAGACCGCCCGATAAAGCGGAATGCCCCAGGCTCACTACTGAAAGATATCGTTAGGATGTGCGCGTGCGAAGCGCGGATAGGTGTTACCAGGCGCGTTCGTATGCTGCGTTGGTCAACTCATCGGACAGCTCGCCGATGGTATGCGCGGTAGCCATTTTCTGTTCACGGCTGAGTTCAGGCCATTGAGCTCGTAGCTCGTCGCTCAGATGCGCCTGCCACGACTCGCCGCCGCTTAAGTCTTCCCAGCCAGCAGGCAGCAGATAGAGTCCACGCCCATACTTTTCTTCATCAGGTGTAAGTGGTGGCAAGGGCTTTGATACATTGTTGCCGCTATCTCCCCAATTACCGATGGTGATGCGCCCACCGTTCGCCATATTAACAACGACGCCCTTCTCGCTCATGGTGACTGAGTCACCAGACTTGTTCTCAAATTTCATAAAACACCTTTTGATGAAGCGATTACTTGCCCTTAGCTCGTGCCCATAGCATGCAACCGTTTAGGGTGATTGAAATTGCCAGCAGCATGAAGAACGCTGTCGGATACGCGAAAAAGACTAAGGGGAGATTACACATTTGATTATCCTTCTGGGTGCATTATCACAGGCACTCAGTGAATGCCTGCTGTAATGCCTTACTCTTCGACTACTGCGCCCTCGGGCAACTCAACGCAACCAAAGACCGGCATACCCGGTGAGCGGTCATCTTCCACCGCTACCAGTTGGGATTCGGAATACCAACGTTCAGTGGCGCATTTGTCCGCGGCCTGGTAATAAACGTAATACTGATTCTCACCCGTTACGTGCTGTGAGCGGGCCTGCACCTCGCCGAACTCATCACTAATGCGCAGGTTCACCAGTTGACCCAGGCAGAATTTAAAGTCTTTTGCTACAGGCAGGATTGCACTGTCGTTTTGTGGTTTTTCCATGATTTACTCACTTAATGTTAAAGAGCCCCGCTATTGCGAGGCCGTCGTGTGATTTGTTAATGACTAACAGTCGGCGTCAGGGCGGGCGACGGCACGACATGCCCACATGCAGGCTTCCTGCATTTTGGTGCGTGCGATCGCCAGACAACGAGCCGCTTCGCGGGCTTCGGCTGAATGATTTCCCGTATCGGAAAGTTCAGAGCTTACCCCTTCCTTCTCGGTATCAAGAAGGCTGCAAAAATGACGGCTGACTCCCTTCAGGCGGTTCATGCGTTCAATATCGCCTGGGGTTAAAGTGCGGTAGCCCTTTACGGTGCTGCCGTCCTGCGGTTTTGCTTCACTCATTGCTTTACCTTTTGAGTTGGTTGTTGGCGTTGCTGTTCGATGTCGCGGATCCCCGCCAACTGGTTATTCGCCTTCTCGATGGCTGCCAGTAACGGGTTAATCCACAGGATGGCCTGGCAATACGTCATTGAGCTGGCGGCAGCGGTGCTATCACCGGCTGCGTCAGCGTTCCCGGTATCGGTGTGCATTGCGCTGGCACGTAAACGGTTCGCGTAGTTGAGCAACCCGCCAGCGACATCAGCAGGAACAGGCAGATCACAGGTTTTTTCACGTCGGAGAATCTCCCGGTATTCGATGACAGTTTTCTCGGTACCAGCATCGATCAGCGAGTTCGACCGGCTGGCGTTCTCCGCCACTTGGTTAAACCGGTTGAAGTTGAACGCCTGCGTAGTTATCACCGTCGACTGTAGTGCGTTGTCGCTGCGCAGTACCCGGTTGTCACTCTCGGATGTGTTCAGCGCGGCATTGCTGCGCACCAGCAGCACACTTAGCACCGCAATGATTACGACGACTACCAGCAAAATCGCCGAGCCAATAATGGCGGTTATACGGCTCATGACATAATCACCCCAACAGCCAGAAACCACGGCCACGCATCATTGCCATGAAAGGCAAGCAGGGCGGCGATGAAGAAGCAAATCACATTCACTCCTGCCCCCACATACACACCTCACGCTCAATCTCACGGCGTGTCATCAACCCCACCCACTTCTTCTTCCCGGCGTAAATCCAGACGCGAAGTTGATCACATGCGCCTTTCGTATCGCCCAGGTTAATTTTGCGTAGCAGCGTAGAGGTTTTGAAGTTACCAGCGCCGACGTTGTACGCGAACGAATAAAGTGCGCCGCGCATTGTTGCCGGGATAGGAACCTTGATGTAAGGGTCAATCTGGCGCGCCACAGTATTCAGGTCTTTTCTGAGAAGAATGCGGCACTCAGCCTCTGTGTATGTTTTCCCGAGCATGATGTCGCGCCCTGTATGCCCGTAACAGACTGTCCACTTATTTACCACATCCTGATAAGGCTGATAGCGCACACCCTCCAGACCATCATTACCGGTCGGGCCAGTGATAAGCGCGGAAGCGATAGCGATAGCGCCAAGCGGTACCGCCGCAATAACGCTATTCCTCAGCTTTGTTGACATAGCCATTAAGACGGTCCTCCCGCTCTTTTCGTCGGTAATACCAGTTCACGCCGCAGGTGATAACGGTGCATGCGATACCGACAATAATTGCCCAGTCACTTAAACCGAGTCCTGCCACTTTGTCGGCCAGCATCCACGATACCTCTTTAGTTATTTCGGCATGGGCCTTTGCAGAGACACCGCAGCCAGTCAACGCGGTTCCCGTCCCATATGAAAGTCTGCTGTAAATTGTGCTCATTCGGGTCATAGCCTCACCTCCGGATATTTCGGATGGTGCTGTGTGTTGGAAGGGGATCAGGCTCGCGGGCTCTTATGTCAAAGGGTAAGTTAGGAGTAATTCCCGGAGCCTGAAATGAAAAAGGCCCGCCGAAGCGAGCCTGAAGAATGGAGCGGTCAGCGGGAATCGAACCCGCATCATCAGCTTGGAAGGCTGAGGTAATAGCCATTATACGATGACCGCAATTTAGTGCGCAGTGCCGGGTGCCTCCCGGTGAGTCAGCCAGTCAAACTTCCTCGCGCGAGCATTTGAACATTATCAGTTTTGACTGAGCGCCCCGCCGCATAGGGGGATTCACTGCATCAATAACGTAAAACATTTTCATAAATTACGTCAATGCATTATCCATTACGTTTGCCACTACCCGGAGTGGCCACGCTCATGCCCTTGAGTTGCTGTCGCTCTATCGCCGCTGATAACCGGTGCGCGTCTGGCGTTCGCGCTGCTCTACCGGAGCTGGTTTTGATCTATGAACCCTAACCCATCACTACACAGGCTCGCTCAATGGCGACTCGGGGCAGCATCATGACTGCTGCATTGCCTTTCGGCTGCGGTCTATCCGTTTACTTGTACATTTTCATACCCTCCAGAAACGCAAAAGCCCCGGCTAATGCCAGGGCTTGAATAATTCAATCTTAGATATCAAATGGATTTCGTTTTAAATCCAACGCTTCCTGTTGTCGCCAATGGAGCCATTCTGGTTTTCCCGCCTCAGCCTCTTCGGCTGTGGCATACGTCCTTAGATAAGAATACTCAGTCATTGCGATACTTACGCCAGTATCAGGGAAAAGCCCATGGTAATAGTTAATCCCATCACGACTATACCCTGAGATGCGGATTTCCTGCACAAAGGTTTTTATTCCATCATTGGTATTAACGCAAGCTGGAGAATAACGTGTTATTTCTGAGTTGTGCATAGTTCCACCTTTATAGAGACGAACCGCACATCCTGCGCGCACCACCCAGCGGGTAGTGCGTGAATTCTACCCTTTCCCGGTATTACTGGCCAATAAAAAACCCGCTCGATGGCGGGTTTATAAAACTTTGGCAACATATCAAACATGCTTCAAATATGGCTTATTTTGTTGCATTTTACAAGCGAGATTGACGCAGATAGTGAAATTTACTTCACATTTCCACCACTTTGAGCACCTCTTCGGCCTCATAGCGATCCAACGCTAATCCCAGCGCATGCTCATCCAGATCCATAAACGCCGCCTTTAGCCCCGCCCAGTGGGCAGAGTACACACGCAGCCATGTCGAACGGTCAACGCTAACCATCCGAGCCAGTGCGGCACCAGCATAGTCTTTATAGGTTTCATTGTTTCTGGTGGCGGCAATCTCCTGCCCCGCCAACCATACCAGGCCGACCAGCTTCTTAACTACGCGCTCCTGGAGCGAGGTATCACCCAGGCATTTTTGATATGCCTTCCAGACGTGTTCACACATCACCACCTGGTGTTTATAGCTCAGGTCGAAACCGTAGCAGTACCGCAGCCAGGCCTGCTGGTATTCGCTAAGCGCGGAAACAGCCCGGCGCCACGGCGCGGATTCAAACTCAGCGTCTTTTATCGGAGGCATTGGCCTGCGGCGGCTGCGCGTTTCCAGCACATACAGTGGCGCGGCCAGCGAGTTAACAAAGCGGATCCCCTTCTCTCCCTCGAGTTCTACGAGATGGATGCCCCGCCGCGGTGAGGCGCTTTTGTCTGCTGGTGGGTGTTCACTGAAAGCCTCAAGCTGACCTTTTGTTGCCCCGGAGAGATCAGTTAACGCGCGGCGAAGTTCGATTCTTACAAAATTCAGGTTCTGTTGATTCATGCGGTTTAGCGCTCCATACACTTAAGCTTTCGCAATTACGCCGATTGCCAGCGCCCGATCCAGAAAACGCAGCAGCATCTCTAACTGAGTTCCGTGCTTCTGTTCGAATGCCGATACACCGGCGTGCAATTCGTCGTGACACTCTCTGCACAGAGGGATCACGAAGAGGTCGTGGGCTTTTGTTGCTGTACCGCCCATACCGTGCCCAACGATATGATGCGGGTCATCTGCGGGCCGCCGGCAGCACTCACAAGGCTGCGTTTTAACCCAGCGGGTGTACGACTCATTAATCCAGCGGCGGCGCTTAGGCCGCAATAAGAATGATTCTGGTGATTCCGGATCCGCTTTTAAGGTCAGAACCGGATTTACCTGCTCAATCTGTGGACGTGCCTTGCCCTGTAAAATGCTGGTGGCGGGCAGCGCTGGCACAATGTCACTCTCCCGCATGACAGATTGATGTGGCTCCTCCGGTAATCGTAGCGCCCGCTGCGCCATCCCTTCGGTGATGGCATCAGCGATGCCAGACTGAACGGCCCACCAGCAAAGTTCAGCCAAAGAGAGAGAACGCTCTTTGTTGTAACCCAGCCCCGCCTGCACAATATCAATAACCCATTCGGCAACATTGCCCAGCGCAAGCGCCTGTAACTCTTCCGACGTCTGCCCACGCAGTTTGTTATCGCAATGCCAGCACACCATCAGCGCGCCAGGCTGATGCCATAAGGTAGTTAATTCGGCATGATGGTAGCCAGGATCCGGGTACTGGCACTTTGTTACGCGCTGGCGCAGCCAATGTTCAAGCCCAGCCATTCCACCAGCAGCTGCAATAACCCGTTCATCAGTGAAGAAGGTGTTTATCCGGGCATCTTCCAGCAGCGGCTGGCGAGCATTGGGGAGCCGGCCTGACGGAAACCGAGCCATGTTTTCTGGCTCACGTTCGACCAGCACCCGCCCAGATGCAAACAGGTGCATTAACTCCCGGCCAGGCTTGAACAGGACCACGCCGAGGCGCGGTACTATTTCGGGTGTGAGTAAAGCTCTCATCGTTATCACACCCTATCAATGGACCGTTTCGAGTAGCTTCAGCAGCTCTGCGAATTTTGATTCAAAGAAGTGCGGTTGTGTTTCGCGAGGATTCGCTGGGCTGGTGATGTTTTTTCCGTACATGCAGCCTTTGGCAGTCATGGACCAGAATTTTTTAACCCCATTGGCTCCAGTCCTGCTGCGGCGTTCTTTCTGTTCAACTACGCCAAGTTTCGCCAACTGCTGATACGCCTGACTCGCAGACAACCTGACATTATTGGCTTTTAGTAAAGCACTGAGGGATTGTGTCGACCGGCTGGAGCCATCGAGGGCACCCGCAGGCGCATCAATAGCATATGAGGGCATCAGATCCGGTAATCCGGCCACTTGCTGCAACTTCTGGTATGCGCCAAGTTTCGATGAGTTTGAGAGATTAAGCATTCGAGCTGCAGATTCCAGGAGAATTACCCCGGCCTGAATACGGTCAGCATTCAATGTTGCTGCGCCAGCAGAGTGAATAGCGTCAAACGTCCTAATTACTTTCAGATTAAACGCCGCGCTGATCCACATTGCGTAGGCATAAACTAACTCTTTACAGACATATGTACCGGGATTACTGCCCCCACGAATTACCTCTACAGGTGCAAACGCCAAATCTGGCGTTAGCTCTGAGATCAATTCGGTAGCCATACCAGAACGGTACCAACGGTTTGGACTGTGACGATCTTCTCCACCGGCTGCGCGGTGTAAATCGTTAAGACAAAAACGACCATCGAAATCTTGGCGAACAGAAACGCCATCGATGATAAAGAATGAGTGATTTTTGGGCGTAGCAGTGCCCACAACATGATTATTGGTCATATTCTCTCCATACACTGATTGTTGCGAAGGGCCTGCACGCCCATTTCGCTTGCACTGTCCGACATTACTGCCATCGCGCCACTCATTCAACCCACAGTTGGACATATATTTTCCCCTTAATTGAATGGCGTAATGGTTATTTCTACCCGGCCCTTTGGCACTATCGGCCCCCACTCCACCAGCATGCGCTTCACCTGGCTGTCGTCCTCCCAAACACCTGCATGCGTCAGCGCGTCAAACAGCGCTTTGTTGTAGTTGTCCAGATCACGGCGGCGCGCGTCCGGTGGGTACAAGGTGATTTCAACGGCTGCCTGCTCTGTTGACGGCTTCGGCAGGCGGCGGAGCTGCTCGATGATTGCCGCACAGGCCGCACTCTGGTATTTGCGACCGTCCGCACTGACCAGATGGCGACCGGCCAGCGGCCACTTGTTAGGGGCGCGCCAGTAGGTGTTAACGCTCGGGGGGAACGGCAATACAAGCTTCATGCCGCGCCCGGTGTTGTTCTCCGCTTTCTGCTGGATGATGGAGATCCCGCGGGAAACGCCACGGGTGATAGTAATGGCCCCCTTCTTCTCCAGCGCGCGAAGGTGATCAGCAGCAGCATTGGGGGAGCTGCATCCCAGCAGCCCCGCCAGTTCGAAGTTAGTAGGTGGGAAGCCATGCTCGCGCTGGTATGCCACCAGGAGATCCAGAACATGCTGCTGGCGTGTGGTTAAAGTCATCATGCGGCGATTTCCTCTTTGCTCACGCAGAGCTCTGGTAAATTTGCGCGCACCAGCGCCTCGGCAAATGGTGGCGGTACGGCGTTCCCGCAGCGGGCTACTTGTTTGTCTTTTGCGTAGCGTTTGCCACGGTAGTCCTGATCGATAACGTATCCCGCCGGAAAGCCTTGCGCCTTGTACAGCTCATGCGGCTGCAGCATGCGCATCCCGATATCAACGATCTGGTATTTAACCCCCTCGATGGTCACCAACCATTCGTTTGAGCTTTCCCCGCAATATGTCTCCAGGAAGGTCCGAACCTCTCCGACGTGCTGCCCGCCGGCGGTAATGGTCGGCATTGGTTCTTCCAGTTGCTGCCCGTCGCGGCAAGTTCCACGCAGTTTAATCAGATGAGAAGTCACCATCGCGCTATCAGCTTTGGTCGTCAGAGTCTGAATCGGCTCGCTAACGTCTCTCGGGCGACTCTGCCCTGCTCGGCCACCAACGCCAACAACCTGGGCGCTAATCAATGCATGATGGTCAACCGTCGTCACGGAATGCGCCGGTTCATCCAGACTGACGCCCGGCCCGGTGTAGTTTCCGCCGTAGTGCTTCGCCAGGAATGCGCTTACAAGCTGCGATTTACCGCCACCGCCCGCCGTGATAGTTGCGCTCGGCTCGTCGGCCCGGTGACCGACGCTTGCGCCGAACTGCCGGGCGATAACCGGCGTGACCAGGCAAGCGCGGGATTGTTTCAGGATGGTATGCGCAGGTTTATCCAGCGGGCGCGGTTTCGCCTGGTACTCACTGCCACCATTGCCAGCCAGAAACGGTGTCAACGCAGCTTCAACAATGCCCATGGCATGCCCGTTCCCGCCAGGACGTTTCGACGTACCAGCGGTAACCGTCGGTACTGGCTTAGTAACTGGCTGACCGGTTGCACCGGTGCGGAATTTCGTTAGATGTGGGACGGCGACAGCATAACCGTGAGTTTTGGTAATAGTCTGTAGCGGTTCGCCCAGCGCCTGGCCACGGAAACAATCGTAATTCGTTCTGGTGCTTGTGTGGTTACACTTCACGATAAACGGCGATGCGCTCTCGATAACAAAGCGCTGGATGCCGCGTGCGATCCGCTTCAGCGTATTCTCTGCCAGTGGTTTTTTGCGGTCGAAGATAGACAGCGCCGGGATATTCCAGTCAATACACTCAGCAGCGGTACGCCATGGCGCCAGCTTGCCGCTCTGCACTTCAAGCGATTTAGGGTCACCATGGGTAACAGCAGGCCACTCAATTGCGAGGCCATCACAGCGCATCACCATGAAGAACCGTTTCCGAATTGTCGGCGCGCCGTAGTCACACGCGCGCAGTTCACGGAAATCGACGGTATAACCGAGGCCTTCCACCAGCTGTTGGGCCTGCGTGCTGCTAGGCTTAATAGCGAGAAAGTCGCAGACCTCTGCCAGAGCAGGATGATCCGCTGCGATGCCAGTAGATAGCATGCCGACAAAGGCCGCGAAGGTTTCCCCGGTCCGCGCAGGATCCGGGCGCATTTCATCTTCCAGCAGCGGCCCCCACGTTTTGAACTCTTCGACGTTCTCCAGCATCATCACACGCGGACGTTTCGCCAGTGCCCAGCGCAGGACAATCCACGCCAGCCCGCGAATTTCCTTCTTCACAGGCTTTGCGCCTTTGGCCTTCGAGAAGTGCCGGCAATCCGGGCTAAACCATGCCAGGCCGACAGGATTACCGCCGGTAGCAGCTACCGGATCCACGTCAAACACCGATTCGCAGTAATGCAGCGTGTCCGGGTGGTTTGTCTTGTGCATCGCAATGGCGTTCTCGTCGTGATTGATGGCGATGTCCACGCTGCGTCCGATCGCCAGCTCAATACCCGTACTCGCCCCGCCACCACCAGCAAAGTTATCAACGATAATCTCACGCACAGGCAACCCCCATGCTCACAGCAAGACCGCCAGCAACGGCGATAATTTCAGAGGTAGGCATACGCTCCAGCCAGAGCTGGTTAATGTGTGCCTTGAGCTTATTCTGTTGCTGTGGCGCCAGGGCGTCAGAGCCTTCAACCTGGTCAAATACCAGGCCAACTTCCAGCGGCCAGACGCGCGATTCAACTTCCGGCAGTGATAGCGGCGCCGGAGCGGGCGTTTCATGTTGTTGCGGTGCTGGTGGTTGCGCTTTACCGGCGGCAAACGTGGCCAGCGCCATAGACGCGCGCCCTTTTTCTTCCAACGCGGTGCGGGTGATGTAGCTGAAACGCTCTCCACGCCATGAATTATCGAATACAGCTATCGCAGCACTGAACCCCGCAGATGATTCGGACGGCTGCCCTTCTTCTGGCCTGTACCACACCGGCAGGTCGAAGCTGATACGCCCACGGATAAACGCCACATGATCCGCATCTTCCGGCCACCACACTTCCCCCGTCGCCGCTTTAATCAAAAAGACGTAGCGCCCACCCTGCTCCCTCATTGCCAACGTATGCGCAATGATGTGCCGCATGCCGGTGATCGCCTGCCTCTCGTGGTACTGCGAGCGGCTGTATGGTGGGTTGCCGTACCCGGCGCCGCCGAGCTCCAGCAGACGAGCAGACCAGTCCTGCGTTAATGCGTTATCTTCCGCTGTGTACCAGGCTGGGCACTTCGCGTTGTCGTCATCAGCAAACAGGTCGAGAACCAACGGGCCGAACATCGCATTGATACCCCAGAACAGCAGATCCGGAGTACGCCACTGATCGCCAACTTCCTTCAATTTGTGCGCGCTTTTGCTGCGCATGTCCGCCAGCGCCTGGCAGTATGCATTCGTTGTCATGAACGGAACCCCGTGTTCTCTGGCAGTGAATAGTCAACGTTCTGGTAGCTCTCGCGTGCGACTGGGACTGATGAGGTTTTCTTCTGGCCCCACTCATCGCGCGGCGGGCGACCATTTTTCTCCCAACGCACCGCACTTTGCAGATAGCCTTCGAATTTCTTCGGCCCAAACAGTGTCTCCGGGCGCATGTACTGGTACTGTTCGTCGTTGCCGTACCAGTGTTCATGCTTCAGGTCGATAACCAGCTGGAGGTCGGAAACGCTGTAGCCATCGCGAAGTCGACCACGGATGTTTTCCAGGGCGGTTTTTGACTTCTGGAATCTGGAACCGCTGATCAGGTTCAGATGCCCTAAAACCTCAATCGCCTGGTCAGTAATTAAAACTTCCGGGTCTGGCTGCGCAGCAGCCGGACAAGAAGGTTTTTTATCTGATGGATCAGTAGTTGATTTTACTGACGGATCCCCGCCAGATTCTGACGGGTCAAAACCGCCGTTATTGCCGGATTTCGACGGGTCAGATTTTGAGGCGTCAAATTTTGATGCGTCAGATTTTGACGTGTCAGATTCTGGCAGTTGAGAAAATGCCGCCGTTCGCAGTTTTGCTACATTCAGGCGGTACACGTTCGAAGCATTGCGGTTGCCATTACGGCGCTGAGTGCGGGTAAGCCAGCCCTCTTTTTCAAGCTTCGCGATTGCCGTTCTGATGGTGCTCGGACCGGCACCAAGCTGGCGAGCGATAGTCTCAATCGACGGCCAGCACACGCCCTCGTCGCTGCTGAAATCTGCCAGGCGCGCCATAATTGCCACACTCGACAGCTTCATGCCCGACGCCGCGCATCCATCCCATACATAGCCGGTTAATTTAGTGCTCATGATCGTCCCTTATTTCTCTGAACTTTTGGCGAAACAGTTCGAGTGGACTGAAGCACTCGTGCGGGTAGCCGTCACGCAAGTAGATAACGCGTTGTGTTTCTGGCTCCCATCGGATAACCCGGACTGGTATGCCGCGGTGGTCCCGGTACCGCCGGTTAAGTTCGCGCATAAGCGTTTTGCCCTCCGGTAGTAGACCCCCACAATTGAGACCGCCCGACTGTGGTTACATGGCACCCAGCGGTTTGATACTCTGCGTTCATACCGAAACAACGGAGCGCCCGGCACCGGGATCATCCTGAGTTGCGGTAAACGGTTAAAAGCCGTTAAACTGGTCATGCGGATTATTTCTCCATACACGAAGAGTTGTTCGCCAAGGCGCCCGGAGCTGCACACTCGCGGGCGTCACTCTTTTCAGCGACACAAAAAACTCGGTAAAGCAGCGTGACGTGCTCCTGGAACTTAGCGATCACCTGATAGCTGTTCTCTTCAATCTGTGCTCGTTCTTCTGCGTCAATTACCCCATCAGCAGTAGCTTTACGCACAAAAGCAGAATGGCGGCCGATCCACTCGATGGACTCCATCAGGCGCTGGTTAATGTCGGCGTTATCCACTTCATCAACGTCAGCTAACGGCACGAATACGCCCTGAGAATGACGCGCAACTGCATCAGCGATATGGTTTGAGCCACCAGCACGCTGTAGCACCATCGCCCAACCCAACGGGAAGATCTGATCCCCTTCGGTGCGCAGGCGGTTAAACAATGAGTTTTCAGTTGTTCCCAGCCATTCCGCCGCCTCGTCATATCCGCCCGGCAGGTCGGTAATCGTCTTTTTAATCGCGGCCACCAGCCAGGCTGGCTGACGTTCGACTTTCCAAATAGGTTCGTTACCCACGGTTAACCCCTTGTTTCTGTGGTTCTATCTGAGCACCAAGGACGCTAGGATCAGAACTATGATTTTCTCCATAAAGCAGCCAGTGCGGGTCGCAGTTTAGTGCTGCAGATAATTCGATGATGAACCGAGGCCGCTTGGTAAATCCCGCTTCAATGGCCTGCAATGACTGCTGAGTCATACCTACCAACTCGGCCAATTGGGATTGAGAGAGATTCATCTCTTCACGCTTGTTTTTTAATCTTTGAGAAATTGATTCCATAACACCTCCACAGTTTTATCTGTATTCTTAAACAGGCACTACTGTTTGTCAATCACAGTTTAAACTGTGACCATGAGGCCGTGGGAATGGAGGAACTATGAGCCTTGCAGAACGCGTTAAACAAAAAAGACTTGAACTCGGCCTTACACAGGAACAAGCAGCTGAAAAAGCTGGTATTCGTCAGCAATCTTGGGCGAGTATTGAGGATGGCAAAACAAAGAAACCACGTAATATCGTGGGCATAAGTAAGGCGCTTAAATGCGATCCGACTTGGCTAATGAATGGCGGACCGTTCATGCCTCTTAGTGATGTTAACTCAAGGAAGGTTCCTTTGATAAGTTACGTCCAGGCTGGTGCCCTGGCAGAAAAACACCCCATTGATGCATTTGACGGTAGCCTCGAGTACATCATGACTGATACAGATCTATCAGAGTTTACCTTTGCGCTTAGGATTGAAGGGGATTCAATGGAGCCTGACTTCAAGGAAGGTGACATCATAATCGTAGATCCAGAATTAGAACCTTTCCCAGGGGAATTCGTTGTTGCTAAGAATGGCGATAACGAAGCGACATTCAAAAAGTACCGCCCGACGTTCACCGATTTAACTGGGCGACAGCATTATGAGTTGGTTCCTTTAAATGACGATTACCCAACTATCAACAGTTCAGATCGCCCGCTAAAGATTATAGGCGTGATGGTCGAACACAGAATCTACAGGCGTAAAAGATAGCGCTTCTCCTCCCCTCACCTTCTTCACGGAAAACCGGCAATGCCGGTTTTTTTTGTGCCAAAGGTTTAATCGAAACAACAAATTACAGTTCCTCATGTAAGCGCCAACCATCAAAACAGTTTTTACTGTTGACATGTTAACAGTTTTATCTGTAATCTTTATTCATCGAAAGCGAACAGGCAGGACGCCCACGAAGTAGCCGCCGGTGGCGTATGAATGGCCGGATGATTCGCCAGAGTAATGTGGAGGTAATAGGTGGATAAGAAGGCAGAGACACTATTAGAGAGGATTACAGCTTTAGAGAACGCAGCAAAACGTGGGTTGCAGATTAACAAAGAAATACCAGCATCCATCGATCAAGGGAAGGTTATTTCAGTTGAACAATGCAACGTAACGCTAAAAAACTGCGCTCTCTTTCGCAAATGGGTTAACGAGTGCCTCGGATCATAAGAATTGATTGCTGTTCAGACATTCCATAGCCCTGAACAAATACATCAATCTCTTCATCCTCGGTTTCATTCAGGAACGTTTCACCACCGAGGCTATGTAGTTCACCGGATATAACGTGTCCCTTTTCTACGTCATATCCTCCTAGAAGCTCAGCGACCGTGAATTCCCCCATCGGGTCACGAATAACGATGTAACCAATGCGGTGCTCATTATGAACCACGACTCCGCGCATGCATTTTCCCTTCTTGGTTGTGTGAGAAGCACCAAGATACCACCGAGCCTGATGTGGTGAAAAGACAGGCACACAACATGAAAGCGCACTCCTTTCTACCAGTTATGGGTGACAGGTGTGAAACATAAACCGGAGTGCGCTTCCAGTTGTGGCAATTGCGGCTATGCGCACGTGACGAGACCACCAGCTTATTCAACTTTAAAAATGAATATGTCTCTTGATTAGTGTTCGTCGCCGGGAATGGTCGCCCCGGCAGGTGGAGGCACCACCGCCACAACTTCGTGTATGGAGATAACTTACTGACGGTGGCAGCCGTCACAATGAGGTAACCATGAGTAATGATCGCATGACCGTAGTGCCCGATTTTCTGGGCGAACTGGATGCCGGCGTGTTCATGAACAAAATCGCCGCGGCGCTTAACAACACCGCGCTCGGCGTTCTGAACAACGGCAATAAGGGCAAAGTTACGCTTACCTTTGACTTTGAGCGCATGGGCAATTCCGTAGAAGAGAAGCGCGTCAGAATTAAGCACAAGCTTCAGTACGTCACCCCGACACCGCGCGGCAAGGCAACCGAAGAGGACACCACTGAAACCCCTATGTGGGTTAACAAAGGCGGCAAACTCACCATCCTGCAGGAAGATCAGGGGAACCTGTTTAGCCTCGGCGGTGAACCAGACGGAAAGCTGCGCGCGGCGAAGTAGGCCGCGATTGATTGACCACGTTTTAATTTTTCTACATCTACTTTTAAGGAATTGTTATGACCCAGCTTAATAGCGGCGCGATCCAGGACGTTCAGAAACTCACCCTCTCCGCTTACTCTTTGGATAAAGTCCGCGAGACCGCATGCCCGACAGCGCTTATCCCTGATGGTGTCAGCATTGAAAGCCTGGAGGATTTTGACCTCGAGCGCTATCGCTTCCGCGGCACGATGGAAACGACCAGCATTGACGACTTTGCCCGTTACTCCACCGGCTATTCCAGCGCTGAAACTCCGGCTCGTTGCTTCATTGATGCCGATAACATGCGCGCCCGTTCAATCTTCAACATCGGCACGCTGGCGAACCCAGGGCATGCCGATAACACCGCTCATATCGGCCTGAAAAAAACAGCGCCATTCCGCGCGTTGCTTGCGATTAACGGCGACCGACTGAACCAGAAGCAGATCGCCGAATGGCTGGAAGACTGGAAAGACTATCTGCTGGCATTCGATGCCGACGGCAACACCATGCAGATCACTCAGGCCGCCCAAGCCGTTCGCCGAGTCACCATCCAGCAGGCTACCCAATCAGATCACGAAGATGGCGATTTCACCGGTAAGAAATCGCTGATGCAAAGTATTGAAGCCAGCAGCAAAGACGTAATGCCGGTGGCGTTCGAGTTTAAGTGCGTACCGTATGAAGGACTGGGCGAACGCGCATTCAGCCTGCGCAACAGCCTGCTCAAAAGCGGCGAACCGTGTTTCGTTCTCCGCATCGTGCAGCTGGAAGCCCAGGAAGAAGCGATCGCCAACGAATTCCGCGATCTGCTGATCAGCAAATTCGACGGCAAGCCAGTAGAAACCTTTATCGGTAAATTCAGCGCGTAATTGCCCTGCCTTAATAGCCCTCCTCCGTGGGGGTTATTAGTGAAGCGTAATTCCGTTAATTATCGCCACCCGGCGAGGGATTCGTGCAACCAAAATCTGCGCGGTGCAGCGCGCCAATATGGAGAAAACAATGAGCTACATTCAGACATTATCCGGTAAAAAATTTAACTACCAGAACGCCACTATCGACGATATCGACATCGAAGATATCGCAACCGCCCTCTCCCACATTTGCCGCTTTGCCGGACATCTGCCGGAGTTCTATAGCGTGGCCCAGCACTCTGTCCTTGTAAGCCAGATTGTCCCGCCAGAATTCGCCTTTGAAGCGCTGATGCACGATGCAGCAGAGGCATATTGCCAGGATATCCCGGCACCGCTGAAAGCCCTGCTGCCAGATTATCGCCGTATCGAAACGCATGTTGATGGTCTGATCCGCTTCAAATATGGCATCCCGCTTGAACAGGCTTCCGTCGTGAAATATGCAGATCTAGTCATGCTGGCCACCGAACGCCGCGATCTGGAAATCGACGACGGTTCGAAATGGGATAGCCTGGAAGGCATCCCTTGTTCTGACCTCATTCAGGTGATACCGCTCCGCCCTGGCCAGGCTTATGGCCTCTTCATGAACCGCTTCAATGAGCTGATGGAGAACCGCAAATGCGCCGCCTGAAGGTAAAGGAACTCGTGGCTGAAGCGCATGCGTCAGTTTCAGGGCTGCCACCAGCACAAGCCCAGGTTATGCGTGAAGTAGCCTGCCGCCTTGATACAACATTCGTGGCACTGACTGAGGCTATGGATCAACTGGTGACAGCCAGGGCTGAAATAGAGCAACTACGACAGGGAGGCGCGCAATGAGCAAATCACTGAACGCCCGCTGCATCCGTCGCTGGACCGTCGAATTTAAAGGCCGCTGCGATTCGAAATCTAGCACGCACTGGCACAAGCGCGATCTGCGTGGCTTTATCAGGGGAGTGGCCCTTACTACTGCTGATTGTATGGTGGAGCGTATGGCAGAGGACAACGCCAAATTTGACTATGACGGCACAACGATTGGTTGGTCGCCAGAGTTCTCAGCCTGGTACGACGAACGTCGTGAAAAGTATCTCAAAGAGGCGCGCGACTATCTCGATGAAGAAGCCACCAACAACGAAATCGACGAAGAGATTCAGAACGAGCTGGAGGCCTGGAATGACTGATATCACCGCACAGGCGCAGCGTATGAAAGCGGCGGCGCTAAAAGCAAAGTCAGAAGCCAATGAATGGGGCTATGACACGGATGCCTTCCACGATGAAGCAACTCCTGATGCCGTAATTCAGGTGGTAGAGGATCTGGAAGCCAGCAGAGCCGAAAACAAACTCTGGGCACTTCAGGTGACTAAGCGTAATGGCGAGATTTACGGGTTGGAACAGCGCATCGCTGAGCTGGAGTCCCGCACCGTCACCGTTAAGCTGCCACTGGCTGTTAGCGTTGGAGGCCAGGGATACCGAGAGCAAGTTGTTGACATTCTGGCCGCAGCTGGCATCCAGGTTATCGAAGGAGAAGGACAGTGAGTATGTCGAATGTAACTAAAATGACGTGCGTTCACTCGGAGAACCCGGAGTGGTTCACTGCTGGCGTGGAATATGACTCTGAGCCTCGAGGGGCAGATACCTGCATCTGCGGAGATAATCTCGTCTCCGACCTAAACCCAGAGGATTGGTATGAAATGAGTCAACGGGCGGATGGTTTGTGGTTTCTTACGGGATATCAGCAGTCAGTGTTATTTCAGGAGCGTGCAGCATGACAATCAACTTAACAGACCCAGCTAACCACCCGGCAAACGGACCTCTCACGGCTGAGCGCATTAAACGCGTTATCGAAGCACTGGAGATTTCGCTCAAGTATAGCAATGGCAGCAGCATGGACCACGTATTGGCTGATGCGGTGAAGGGGCTGAGAGAACTGCTTGTGATACGGAAAACATCGCCAGTACCGATAGTACCAGATGGCTGGAAACTGGTGCCAGTTGAGCCGACAGGGAACATGATTATCGATGGCTTTGAATCAGAGCCAGACAAGTTTTTCAGTGAAGAGACAGTTTGGGCAGAATATGAAGCAATGAGTGGGTGCAAACAGGCAGCTCACCGCGCAAAACTTTGCTGGGCAGCAATGCTTGCAGCCGCACCAACAGCACCAGAGCAGGAGAATATTTAACGTGAACCATTTAATGATCGACCTTGAAACTATGGGCACCAAACCAAACGCCCCGATCGTCGCCATTGGCGCTGTATTTTTCGATCCCCAAAGCGGGGAATTAGGACCAGAATTTTACACCGCGGTGAACCTCGCCAGCGCAATGGAGCAAGGTGCTATACCTGATGGCGACACAGTTATCTGGTGGTTGAAACAAAGCCCGGAAGCACGTTCTGCAATCTGCGTTGATGACGCTTTGCTGGTCGCGGCTGCGCTTTCTGAACTGAGCCACTTTATCAACCGCAATACGGATCCGAAATTTCTCAAGGTTTGGGGCAATGGCGCCACGTTCGACAACATCATTTTGCGTGGTGCCTACGAACGCGCTGGCCAGACTTGCCCATGGAAGTTTTTCAATGACAGCGATGTGCGAACCATCGTTCTGATGGGCCGCCAGATGGGATTCGATCCAAAGCGAGAAATGCCTTTTGATGGTGTAGTTCATAACGCATTGGCTGATGCCCAGCACCAGGCCAAGTATGTTTCGGCAATCTGGCAAAAACTCATCCCATCCACCAACGACCAATAAATATCATACCGGGTGCAGCCGGTTTGTATGGAGAAATAATCATGAGCAATGTTATCCAGTTAGCCCCGAACGAGTGGGTATGCGAGAGTGTTCTTATAGCCGTTACCGGGCTTAAACCAGGAACTATTCTCCGGGCCAGAAAAGAATGCTGGCTCGTTGGTCGGGAGTATATCCATGTGTCCCCTGACGGCAGCCCAAAGCCGTCCAGCGAGTGCATGTACAACAGGAAAGCAGTTGATTCATGGGTCGCGTCCCTGATAAACAAGCAACCAGGGTGATTTAACACCATGAAAAAGGTAAGCTCACATCGCTCTTGGGCGTCTGGAGGAATCAATGGATAAAGTCACATATCCAACAGGCGTCGAAAACCACGGTGGCACATTACGCATCTGGTTTAACTATAAAGGTAAGCGTGTCAGGGAAAGTCTCGGTGTCCCTGACACCATTAAGAATAGGAAGTTGGCTGGCGAACTGCGCGCCTCCGTCATTTTCTCTATTCGCATGGGTACTTTTGATTATGCTACGCGGTTCCCTGAATCACCGAATCTGGATCAATTCGGGATCGCCAGTAAAGAAATAACCGTTGCGCAGCTGGTGAAGAAGTGGCTTTCACTGAAGGAAATGGAGATAGCTAGCCGAACCCTAAACAGCTATGAATCCGTAATGGATAATATGCTGAAAATGTTGGGCCCAAATAAGTTAGCTTCTTCGATCACCCAGGAAGATATTCTTTTCATTAGAAAAGAGTTGCTAACCGGTTATCAAACACCAGGCGGCGGGAGAAAAACCATCGTTAAGGGTCGTAGTGTTACGACAGTGAACCAATACCTGGCAATAACATCCGGAGTATTCAAGTTCGCTGTTGATAATGGGTATATCGCTCAGAATCCTTTCACTGGCGTTTCTCATCTGAAAAAGTCACGGCAGCCGCCGGATCCTTTAAGCAGAGACGAGTTCGTCCGGTTGATTGCCGCTTGCCACCAGCGGCAGTTGAAAAACATCTGGGTGCTGGCTGTGTACACCGGCCTCAGACACGGCGAAATTTGCGCGCTGGCCTGGGAGGATATCGACCTGAAAGAAGGGACGTTGATAGTGCGCAGGAATCGCACCAAACTTAAAGAGTTCACCCTGCCAAAGACTTTGGCGAGTACTGACAGGGTGGTTCATCTTATTCAGCCGGTTATCGACGTGCTAAAGGATCAAGCCGAACTGACACGGCTTGGAAAGCAGCACCAGATAAAGGTTATGACGAGAGAATACGGGCGTAGCGTCAACCATTCCTGTACTTTCGTCTTCAGTCCACAGGTTGCAGATAAATCACATCGAGCTGGGAATTGCTACTCGACGAATTCTATCAACAAAACATGGGACGCAGCAATGAAACGGGCGGGGATCCGTCATCGTAAAGCATACCAGTCTCGACACACTTACGCGTGTTGGTCACTGGCCGCTGGTGCGAACCCAAACTTTATTGCAAACCAAATGGGTCACGCAGACGCCCAGATGGTATTCAGGGTATATGGTGCATGGATGCCGGACAGCAACGCCCTGCAGGTGGAGATGCTAAACCGGCAACTTTCTGAATATGTCCCAATGGTGTCCCAAACTAGGGTAGTGGCTGGTTAG